TCCCAATGGGATGCAGCAGATGCTTCTTTTAAAAATTATACAGAGCAAATTTCTCGCCTTGAAAGATGGAATGAAATCAACTCTGAAAACCGTTCAATTAGCCAAGTTGAGCAAAGCATTTCTGCAATGCCAACTAATGCCAGGGAAATTGTAAAATCACCTGAGTATCACACAGCATTTATGAAAGCTCTTGCAAAGCGTGACTTGACCAGCAATGAGCAATCAATGCTTAGAGAGATGCGTGGTACTGCTACAATCACAACTGCTGAGACAGGTCTTGCAGGTGGTTATGTCATTCCTTACCAATTTTCTTATGAGTTGGAAAAGACAATGGCATATTATGGGCCAATGCTGCAGGTATCTCGTGTAATTACTACACCTCAGGCAGGTACATTGTATTGGCCTAAAGTTAATGATACAGGCACATCAGGCAACTGGCACACAGAAGGTGGAGCGGTTACTGTTCAGGACATGACATTCACAAGAGAAACATTTGCTGCTCACGTTATAAATACACTTGTTAAGGTGTCTGTTGAATGGGCAAATGACGAGTTTGGCTTATTAAATACAGAATTACCAATTATGTTAGGTGAGCGTTTAGGCCGTGGCTTAAATACTGCATTCACAACTGGTGATGGTTCTGGCAAGCCAACTGGATTTAAAGACGTAGCTCCTTCGGGTGTTGAATCCGCATCTACTGGTGCATTTACAGCAAGCGACCTTATAAACCTTGTACATTCTGTTGACATTGCTTACCGTAACTCTCCATCTGCTGCATTCATGATGCATGACCAGATTTTGAGCGCGGTTAGAAAGTTAAATGTTGACAATGATTATAACGGTTTATTCCAGCCATCATTGAGAGAAGGTACACCTGACAAATTATTAGGTTATAATTACTTTGTTAATAATGACCTTCCATCTGCACAAGCTGCCGATGCAAAGATTATTTTCTTCGGTGATTGGTCAAAGTATATTATTCGCCAAGTGGCTAACAATGTGCTTGTGCCATTGCGTGAGAGGTTTATGGATGAAATGGAGCTTGGATTTTTGATGTATGCAAGATTTGACGGCAAATTGTTAAATACTGCTGCGATTAAACATTTAAAGAATCTGTAAATAGGGATAGTGTTTAGGGATGGGCATTAATTGTCCATCCCTTCTAAAATAATTTAACATGGCTTGGAAAGTAACAACAGCACCAGCAACAGAAATTTTTACATTGCAAGAGGTCAAAGATTATCTGAAAGTTGATGATTCAACTGAGGATACTTTGATTACTACCTTATTGCAAAGTGCAAGGCAGGCCGCTGAAAGTTATTTAAATCAAGCGTTAATTACTCAAACAATAACAGAGAAATTAGATAGGTTACAACTTAGTACTATTTATTTATCTGTATCTCCAGTTATATCTGTTAGTTCCTTTCAATACGCAGATTCAAACAATACAACTCAAACATTTTCTTCTACAAATTATATTGTAGATACCTATGAGAAACCTGCCAGGCTTTCATTGGCATACGGCAAAACATGGCCAACATTATACGGCAATATTAATGATGTTACTATAACTTATACCGCTGGCTATTCAAGTGAACCAAGCGGTGTACCGGCACAAATAAGACAAGCCATTTTATTGATGGTAACTGATGCCTATGATAACCGGCAAGATTATGTAAAAAAGCTGCCAACGGCATCGGAATATTTACTTGACCAATATAGAGTTCAAATACTGTAATGAAGTATAACAAAAACGAAGTTACTGGAAAGATGAGGGATAGGATAATCCTTCAGAACGTGACTCGTTTAAGGTCGTTAACAGGTTTTGCGTCGGAGAGTTGGACAGACACTACAACTATATGGGCATTTGCAGAAAGCAAGTTGCCAGGATCAAATGAGAATATAATAGATGGTAAAAACACGGCTAAAAATGTTTGTGATTTTACTATAAGATACATATCAACTATCTCCGAAGAATCAAGAGTAATTTGGGGAGATAAGTTATATCAGGTTAAAAATATAAAAGTCAGCCACGATAGAAGGTTTATTTCCTTTCAAGGCATCTTCTATGATTCGTACATCCTTACCGGTGTAAATGTTGCTGCTGCTGTATCAGGTATTGCCACATCAACGGCAAATATTAAGCTACTAATGTCTGTCATCGGGCAAGCTAATGCCATTGCCTCTGCCATCGGTGAAATTACAACTGCTCAACAAGGTGTTGTAGAAGTTGCATCTAATGTAACTGCATCAGGTACAAGTGAAGCAAGTATAACAAAAGTTATTAGTTTAGATGGTAATTTAGCAGCAAGTGCTAATGTTAGCGCATCACCTATTATTGTGCAATATATTGCAACAAGTGTAAACGCTACGGCTTCATCTATTGCTGATACTTTAGTAAGTAAAACACTAAATGCAAGTGTACAAGGTAATGCAACGGCTACAAGTGCGCTTGATGTTATATCTCAAGGCATTACAAGCGTTGATGCTTCTGTTACCGCAACAGGCACAATTACAGCAGATATACTTAGAATAGCTACTTTAGAAAGTAGTCCAAATACAACTGCCGACACTACGGCAAATGCTACCCTTACCAAAGTGCTTGAAGCCAACGCCTCTGCTACGGCTCAGACATCATCTGATGCTCAATTAACATTGGCAGTCAATGCAAGTGCTTCGGCTACGGCAATTACGACGGCTGATGCATCCCTTTCATACACGGTAAACGCTGAAGCAACTGCAACGGCTCAAACAAATGCCGATGCCTTTATCACAAGGATAATTAGCGCAGATGCTACGGCTACGGCTAATAGTAGTGCAGAGGCTGGCATTGGTGTGACCTTTGTCGCAGCTGCGGTGGCAACGGCAACAAGTACAAATGCTGACTTGTTTAGAACGGCAACGATGGTAGCAAGTGTTACGGGTCAGGCAACGCTGACAAATGCGACTTTGACAAACGTATTAAAAGTAGCGGCAAGTGTAAGCGGAGCGGCAACGGTAAGTGCGACTTTAACAAGTGCTGATGCAGACGCAGTTGCTTTCTTTGCAAGAGTTACAACTGCTGGTGGAACATTAACAAGCACAGAGCAAAGTGCGGTGGATACATTAGTAAAATCATTAAAGTCTAATGGTATATGGTCAAAGATGATTGCCATTTATCCAGTAGTTGGAGCAAGTGCAGCAGCGTGTGCGCAAAATCTAAAATCATCAAGTTTTACGGGAACATTTACTGGTTGTACTTTTGCAAGTACAGGTGTAACTCCTAATGGTACAAGTGGTTTTATGGATACCAATTGCAATCCAAGATTATTTACATCTTGGCACAAATCAATTTACTCAAGAACAACAAACACGACTGGTCGAGATATGGGTATTGATGCTTATGATTTAATACTTTCATTAGGAGGTACAATTTATAGTAGATTTGGTTCATCTAATGTTGTTACATCAAATGCAGATTCAAAAGGATTTTACATTAGTACAGAAGCGCCTACATTAAGTCATAAATTATTTAAAAATGGTTCTCAATTAGGTAGTACACAATCATTTAACGGTATATATCCAAATTATAAAATATTTATTGGTGCTATTAGTGATGCTAATGTAGCAAATTATTTTTCTTCCAGACAATTTGCATTTGCATCTATTGGTGATGGATTAACCGACACAGAGGCTGGTAATTTAAACACAGCAGTTCAAGCATTTCAAACATCTTTAAGCAGAAATGTATGATAGGATATAAATTAACAGAAAATCAAAAGATTTTTATTCATAATAAATTCTATACACCACACCAATTTATAAATTGTGTGCAAGATATAAATGGCATTTGGTTTACTTTTTTGACAGACGAAGACAAGGCAATAATTGCCACAACTTATTTTAATTGGTTGTTAGAATGTGAGCAAATAGAATATATACCACCTATACCAATTAATCCTTTTAATACCTAATACAATGAAACTTGGCATTTTTACAAATATTATAATAAATTTTTAACGTTAAAAACTATATAAAATGAATGCTTTTTCAAATTATTTAGAAACCGAAATCCTTGATTGGATAAACGGTAATGCTTTTGCAACGCAACCTTCAGCAACGTGGGTGCAATTGTTTAACTCTTCACCGACTGAAACTGGTACTGGTGGCACGGCTCTTTATTCAAGGGTAGCGGTTGCTGCTGGTGGGTGGACACAAACATCAGGTGCAACGGCAACAATTACTAACACGGCTGCAATTACAATTACATCATCAGCATCAAGTGCTACAACGGCAAGTGATTTTGGGGTATTTGATTATTCAACTGGTGGTAATCTTTTGTTTTATGGTCAATTAACTGCGACAAAAAACATTGCAAGTGGTGACGAAGTTAAATTTAATGCTTCTTCTCTTACTTTAAGAGTAGATTAACACGGTAACCCTTCGGGGTTACCTATTTTGCTATGAATGTAAACTTAACCCAATTAGGCAAAGACATTTCTACTTTGGCAATTACGGCAGTTGTCAATGAGTGGAAAGCTCAAGGTCATAACCTGACTGGTAAGGCTATTTCAGAAATTGAAACTATTGTTAAGTTTCAGGTAAACGAATTACAAATAACTGGTTTGGTTCTGGATTACATGGCGATAAATAATCAGGGCGTACCATCAGATAGAATACCTTATTACCCAAATAGTGGTAATAGGGAAAGTGAATATATTAAAGGATTGATAAAATACGCTAAAATGCGAATGGGTGCAAGTGATAAGAAGGCAAAATCAATAGCCTTTGCTATTGCTTCCAAACATAAGAAAGAAGGTATGCCAACCAGAGCAAGTGCAAGATTTTCAAGTACTGGCAGACGTACTGGATTTATAGAAATAGCATTGGAAAAGAACAATGCAAAGTTTATTGAATTGATTGAAAATGCAATCAAGTATAGCGTTGAGGTTACCGTATTAGGTTATTACAAATCAATATTAGGAAGATGAGTTACACAATTAACCCTGATGATATATCAAGCAGCCTTTACCCATTGACATTTAGAAACGTCGATGCTACGGCAACCGTACAACAAAAGATAGAGGTTTATGTTGGTGGGTCTTTGTCAGGAACATTTAAGGCTTCGAAATCAAGTAGTAATTCAACCGCTTCAATATTTGATACAAACGTTCAATCCTTTGTTCAAAGTGAATTAGCACCGTTTGTAGAAAGCAAGACAACGGTTTTCCCTTCATTAGGTGCATTCTCAATTACAGAGAATACAGATGTTATAAAGTCATTGTATTGCAAAGCATTTGCCGAGACAATTAACTCAAGTGGGTTTTTGGTTACATCAACATCTCAGCAATTGTCATCAACTTGTTTTATTATACCAGCCAACTTTTACGGTTACAATTATAATCTTTCCGACTTTTATCAACCTTCAGGCAATGACTTTAAATTCTTGACTGCTTTAAATGGGCAAAGGGAAATCAATGAAAATACTAATCTTTACCTATCCTTTTTAGGGAGAGGGAATAATGCAACCGAGTTTGAATTTTTTACCAATTCTGGGTCATCATCGGTAACGGTTGTTGACATGGTAAATAGTACGGCTAATAATAGTTTATATACCATTAGTTACGGTGCAGCAAACGTGTTTGGAACAAGTGCTATATTTCACGTTGGAAACTTTCCAGCATCATCAACGGCTTATGCCTATTACAATGTTTCGGTTGGAAGATACGATGGAGCATATACAAGATTGAGCGAAAAAATAAAAATCAATTTAAATCCAGATTGTTCAGATAACATTGAGGTGCATTGGTTTGGTATTCATGGTGGGGCAGAGTCATTTGTCTTTAAAGGATTAATTGAAGAAGAAAAAAGAATTGAAGGAGACATTATAAATTTAAGCCAAAAATGGAATGTTGCTGGTGGTTTAGCCAAAGCAAACAGTTATGATAAACAAATTATCAGAAGTGATTCAAAGATTAACAAATCAATTGTGGTAACTGCTTCGGTAACCAATGATGAGGCTGAATATATTAGCACCTTAATTTCATCACCAGAGGTTTACATTGTTTTAGAGAACAAATATGTTTCAGTCATCGTGGAAAATTATACAATTAACACATCAAACAACCGTAACCCTTTCATAGATATATCTATAAAGTTAACCTTTGCCAATCAGCCAATCAGCCAACTATGATTAAATTATTTGTAAACAATACAGAAGTTGACATTGACCAAGATGAAACAAACGTCACGGTTAACTATTCTATTGAATCAATTAATTTAGGCAATATAAAGGGCGCACATTCTAAAAGAAATATAAAATTACCAGCAACCAAAACCAATCTTGAAGTATTTGAAAACATTCAGGAAATAGGTAGCGTGATTACAGATGCTTATAAACTATTTGACGCAAGGTTAGAGGCAAACGGTGTACCTATTTTAGTTGGCAAAGGTCGTGTCGATTCTGGAGCAATCAATAATATACATTCAGGATTTCAAGGCAAAGATTACAAGGTTGCACTAATTGGCAACAATGCGGATTGGTTTGCCGATGTTGGTAATATATTGGTAAGAGATTTAGGGTGGCAGACAATCACAGTTTCAACGGCATCGATAAAGGAAAACTACGACCCAACAACGGCTGAATTGTGTTTTATCCTGATGAAGTGGAGAGCGTGGGAAAATGAAGATTACATTTTAGATAATGAATTAACCCCAGCCATTTTTATTTGGCAGATACTTGAAAAAGCATTTGCCAACAAAGGGTATCAGATAAACAGTATTTTTAAGACAGACCCATTTAATCGTTTGATTATACCAATGGGTTTAAACCTTGATGCAGATTACATAAAGGACTTTGTTAACTTAAGGGCATCAAATCCTTCGCCTTCATCGATTACTTATTCGGCTGGAGACTATGGCACATTGACCATAACGTTTACTGATGAAACAACCGCACCCAACTTTGATACTGGCAACAATTATACTGGTGGAACATATACAACACCGATTGCAGCATTATATGAGTTAATTGCTGAATTAAACATAGATTTAACGGCTTCTATTGGAGACATTAACCAATTTGCAGAGTTAATTTTGTTCTGGGAGATTGATGGGACTGCCGTTTCAATCTATGATTTAACCAATGAAACCGTATTAAATGACTCAATTTTACTTGAATATTTAGACGATATTAACGCAAATTCAAGCGTAATTTTAAAATTAAGATACGAAAACGTATCATTTACCTTAAATTTAGCTGGTTCAATATCTGTTGTTGCTGAAAAACAAGTCATTGATGTTGGCGAAACTTATAACCTTCAATACATAATACCTAACAGTTGGTATGTTAGGGACATCATTACCGACCTGACATTGATTTTTAATCTTGCATGGGAGACAGACGTACAAAGCAAACAAGTTTATGCATATCCAAAAGATGATTACACGGTCAGATATAAAGCCAATGCAACAGGTGTTGGAACATTGACATCGTTTACTGGCTTCTTTAAGGATACAGACCTATATGATTTAAACACCAGAAAAATTGAAGATGCAGAGTTTCAAATATTAGATGGCTACAAGTCAAGTCAAGTATTGGCTTACGCAACCGATGATGATACGACAAACAAAGAGGAAGAAAGAAGAGGGGTAAATATCTATTCAGGTGGCTACAACTTTCCAACAGATAGATTTGAAAATGGGATTGAATTTATTTATACAAAATTCTTTGCAAAAGCAATTCACATTAATGATGTTGCAATTACATCAGGTGGAACGTACGGAGCGCAAATGCCTTTAGTCTTTGGTGATGATTATAACACGGTGACAGATGCAGAACCAAATTATTCTTTAGCACCACGTTTGCTTTATTATGCTGGAAGGCGAAACGGCTATGATGGTTATGTAAGGTTGTATGATGAGACATCAAGTGCTTCAAGTGCCTTTGATTTCCCAGCAGCGTTTATGGTCAATTATAACGACCCAAGTGGTGTTGATTTCAATCTTTCCTTTAGTGATGAGGTTACCAATTATTCAAATGTAATGCAAGGGGTATTTAAGACCTTTCATTTGCAGACATACAAAAGAATTGAGTTAGGCAAGTTATATACAACTTATGTCAAATGGGATAATAGTCTAATAAGTAATTTGTCATTCAGGAGGAAAGGTTTGATTGGTACTGGTAAATTTATTCTTCAGGAATTGGAGTACAATCCAAAGAGCAAAAGACCAGCAAAGACGGTTTTATTGTATGATGAAAAACCAAATACGACTGATTTATCTAAAGTGGTAAATACAATAACTTTGGCTGGAGCATCACCACAGAGTGGAACGGTAACTGGTTCAGGGTCAGGTTTGGTTGGTGCAAGTAGTGTAACGGTTAACATTCAACTTTCATACAATCCATTCATAAATTCAAGTACTAATGTATTGGTTCTACCAGTCAATTCAGGGTTGACACAAGTAAGCATTCAAAGTGCCAATGTTCTTGTTTTCCAGAATGGACAAAAACTGTTGCCTTCAATTCAATATACGATATCAGGGTCAACCGTAACCATTGACTCAAATGTTCACTATGAAGGTTCAAATTATGAAGTAATTATTAACGGAGTAACTAAAGGATAATGGCAAAGCAAGTAGTTGGTTTTGAAATAGTCATCGATGGTTTAGGCAGAACCATTGAAACGGCAACCGAATTGAAAAGGGCAATTGCCTTTGTCAATGAGGAAATTAAAAAGACATCTGATGTTCAGGAGTTAAAGAAACTTGAGGCAAAGTTAATTGACCTGAAGGCAGCACAGATGGAAGTTAACAAAGTTGTCAGAGAGCAAATTAAAACAAGGAATGAGGAGATAACCGCAACTGATAAGGCAAATGGTGCTTACCGTAAGTTAAGTAAAGAATTAAACGACCAAAGAAATAGGTATAAAGATTTAGCAGCAGCCGAACAAGATACAAGTCAAGAAGCAAGGGATTTACTTGTTTCAATTACTGCATTAGACAAAAAATTAAAAGGCATTGATGCTTCGGTTGGACAATTTCAAAGAAACGTTGGTGGTTATACGGAAGCATTAAGTAATTTTTTCCCAAAGTTAGGTGGAACATTAGGTCAAGTAACTGGGGCGATTGGTGGTGTAAGTAACGGCATAACTGCACTTGGAAAGACTACTGGAGCGGTTAATTTAAGTCTTGGCGCAATCGGTATCGCATTAACTGCCTTTAGTGCTATAAGTGAAATATTTTCAAGTATTAATCAAACAGTTGAAGAAACAAGACGTTTGTCAGCACAAGTAAGCAATTTTACTGGTGAAACTGGTTCAACATTACAAAGTTTTGTAGCACAATCAAGAGCAATTGCAGTAACTTATAATAAAGATGTAAATGAAATTGTTGTTGCGGCTAATACGGCAAGTAAGGAATTAGGAGTTAGTTTTCCAGAAGCATTAAGTGCTATTGAATTAGGTTTTCGTAAAGGTGCAGATGCACAAGGTGAGTTTTTAGATTCTTTACGAGAATACCCATCACAACTTGGTCAAGCTGGTTTTAGTTTATCAGAATTTACGGCTATTGCCATTGATTCAGCTAATCAAGGGATTTACAGTGATAAGGCAATTGATGCAATTAAAGAGTTTGGAACACAAACAAGGGAACAGACAAAATCTGTAAAAGATGCTTTCAATGATGCATTAGGTTCTGATTTTACAGAAAAGTTGTTTTCTGATTTAAATACTAATGCTATTAGTGGAAGGGATGCCCTTGCTTTAGTTACAAAAGAAATACAAACGACTGGAGTATCTGGAAAAGAATTACAAGGGTTAATATCAACGGTTTTTGTAGGTGCTGGTGAAGATGCTGGAAGATATGTTTTATCGTTAGGCGATGTTTTAAATAAAACAAATGAAATATTAGGTAGTACAAATGAATATCAAAACCAACAAAAAGCCTTATATGAAAGTAATTTAGACCTTCAGGAAAGTCAAGCGGCTTTAAATGAACTGCTTGGAGATACTGCAAGTGAATTTACTTTATTAAATAATCGAGCAAAAACATTTTTTAATAATTTTTTAGTCAATTTACTTGATATCGCTAATAAATTTCCAGCAACATTAAAGGCAATATCAACTGGATTTACTACATTTTTTGCTGCTGGATTCAATTTAAAAGCAGCTTTAAAAGCTAATAGTGATGTATATCGAAATGAATTAAATAAAATTAACAAGGAAGATAAAATTGCAGCAGATAAAAGAGCAGCGGATGAATTAATATTTAGGACTAAAACTGAAGCTGGAATTGAAAAAACATTAGCAGAAAAAAGAGCGTTAAGAAAAACTTTAATATTTGGTACACCTGATTATATTAAAGCAGATGCAGAAATAAAGGTTCTTGAAAAGAAATTAAAAGAATTTAAACCAATTATTAATAAAGATGAGGTAGGTAATTCTGGTAAAGAAATTGCAAAGGCTTTTGTCGATGGTTCATTAGCAAAACTACAAGAGGAACAAAGCAAGTTGCAAAAGGCATTTGGTGAGGCGGTTGTTGGTTCTGGAACACAAAAGGAAATAGGAGTTAAACTTACTGCCGTTAATGAAGAAATAAAAAAATCTATTGAAATTCAAAATGAAATACTTGGTTTAAATGCAGAAAAGAAAAAGCAAGATGCAATCAATGAAATAAATCAAAACTTTAAAGTTGCCCAGTCAGTCATCAATCTTGCAAGGGCAAAAGAAAATACAACTGAAGATGAAATTGAAAAATTAAATGAAAAAAGATTTACATTAAAAGATGATTATAATGCAGAAGTACAGAGAATTGACGCCTTAATTGCACTTGAAAAGCAAGGAACAAGGGACTATGATAATTTAATCGTAGAAAGACAAAATGCAGAGACAAATTATATAATTGCAAAACAAAATTTATCAAAAGAGGAAGTCAATATTTATCGAAAAACTTTTGATGAAATTGAAAAAGAAACTCAAGATAATATTAAGAAACAAAAGGAAGCTGATGATAAATTAAAAAAACTGGATGAAGAAAAATTAAAAACAAAAAAAGAAAATACTCAAAAGTTAATAGATGCAATTGGGGAATCAATCCTTTCTGTTACCGACATTATTTCAACCTTCCAACAGGCAAGAGCAGAGAAGGAGGCAGAAGCAATAAATCAACAAATAACAAATACTGAAAATAACATTGCCGAACTTGAAGCAAAAGCAGAAGCAGCATCTGGATTAAGAAAGAAGAGAATTGAAAAGGATATTGCATCACAAAAGTTATTATTAAAACAACAACAAGACGAAGCAGAGGCAATAAGGTTAAAGGCAGCCAAACAAGATAAAAAGATTGCTTTATTACAGGCAATCATTCAGGGTGCTTTAGCCATACAACGTGCATTGGCTTCAGTACCTTTCCCAGCAAATTTAGCAGCAGCCATTCCAACTGGTATTGCAACAGCAGCACAGATTGCAACAATAGCCGCTCAACCATTGGCAGAGGGTGGTGTAGTTACTGGGCAAAGGGTTAATCAAAAGCAAAATATACCAACTCGTTCAAATGGTGACAACGTTCTTGCATTTGTTAAACGTGGAGAAGTTGTATTGAATCAAAGGCAGCAAGCATTATTAGGTGGTTCACCTACATTCAGGAAGTTAGGTATTAAAGGCTTTGCCGATGGTGGATTAGTGCCGCCAATATCAGCACCAGCAACTATAACCAATGCAACTAAAGGGGTTGATAATTTAATTGCCGTTTTAGATGCAAAAACCGATGCAATTAATTCAAGGATTGACCGATTACAAGCCTATGTCGTTAGTGATGACATTGCTCGAGATTTGGCAGAAGGTAATAAATTAAAAGTAAACGCAACATTATAAATGTGTAATTGTATGAAAGTTGATAACGTTTGGGCAGAACTTGCCTCAAGGATTCCAGAAGAATATAAAGAACAGGTCATTGCATCGGTTGACCGTACTTACCGAGTTTTAAGCATCGACCCAACTGATATGTCTTATTTGTTCTATATCTATAACAATTTTGTTAATCACTATGAGCCTGAAAGATTAAATTGTCCAGCGTGTAGGACAAAAGTAGTCGGAAAAATGAGGCAAATAGTACAATATTGGCGAGAATAATATGGCTTTTGAACCTATCCACAACGATTTAATTAACGATTTTGCATGGTCAATCCTGAATAGATTTACTCAACATTGCAATAAAGAAGGTATTCAACCAACCTTTTTGGCTTATACCAAATACCTTATTTCGTGTAATTTGATATCTGAAAAGACGGTGGCTAAATATATGGTTATGGAATTGTATCCAGAAGCATTATATGCTAATCATTCAAAGATGGATGCAATAAGTGAAATAGCAGATAGAACTGGCATTTCGGAAAAACACGTTTACAATATGGTTCAACACCCAGAGCATTACGGTTTTCAAATCAAGCAAAAAGGCAAAAAGGAAAATATCTAATAATAACTTTGAATTATAAATTTATTTTTAAATGACTTACGCAGATTATCCAGATGCAGCCAAATCCAACGCAAGGAGAGCGTTGAAACACAAGAGGGAGAATGGTTCTGATTGTGGAACTCGGGTCGGCTGGTTTAGAGCGGAGCAAATCAGCAGTGGTGAAGGTCTAACGGAAGATGAAGTGCGCAGAACGTATTCCTTCTTGAGTCGTGCTGAAGTCTATGATGTTGGAAAATATATAGATAAAGATGGTTCGGAAA